CCCCAATCAAAAACATTTTTTATATGGTAACGAAGTTCACAAAGCCGCAGAATTATATGTTAGAGATAGTGCGCCCCTCCCTGATAAGTTTTCTCAATTTCAAGCACCACTAGATAAATTAATTTCTATCCCAGGTCAAAAATTTTGTGAGCATAAAATTGGGTTAACCCAAAGCCTTGAACCTACTGAATTTTTTTCTGATGTGGTGTGGTGGAGAGGGGTAATTGACTTATTAATACTTGACAAAGACCAGAAGCTGGCTACAATCGTAGACTATAAAACAGGAAAAAATAGTCGTTATGCAGATATGCGTCAACTATCTTTAATGAGTGTAGCAATATTCAAACACTTTCCTGAGATAGAAAAGATTAAGTCGGCATTATTATTTTTAGTTAGCAAAGAAGTTTTACGATCTGACTATAAAATTGAGAAGGTTGACGATATGTTTAAAGAATGGGGGACATTAGTAAAAAGAATAGACCATGCTTATGAAAGCGGAATATTTAATGCGTCGCCTAATTTTGCATGTCGTAGTTTTTGCCCAGTCCAACAATGTTCTCACTGGGGTAAATAATGGCTAAGAAAAGAAAAAGAAACTACCAAAAGGAAAACGAATATAAGAAAAGACCAGAACAAATAGCTATGAGGGTCAAAAGAAATGCTGCTCGTAGACAACTCATGAGAGAAGGATTAGTAAAAAAAGGTGATGGCACACATGTAAACCATATAGTTGCCCTAAGTAAAGGTGGCTCTAATGACAGGAAAAATTTGAGTGTGAGAGATGGAAAAAAGAATAGCTCCTATGCTAGAAACAAAGACGGTTCGATGAAAGGAAAAAATCGAAAGGCATAGCTCAGAAATGTCATGATCATTCAAGTAGAAGCTATTACACCTGATGAAGCAGAAGAAAAGGCTAAAAATATTTTAGGGGAAGGTTATTTTGTAGAATCAATTTCTACATTTGAAACACTACAACGGTCATAGGGGAAGGTTATATGTTGGATAGTCTATGTATTATATTCTACACAGCCTACTTTAAATGGCCTGACGGTTCGTATCATGCCTTCCCTCAAACAACGAACCGAATTGAAATTAAAACTGAAAATTTTAAAACGTTACTACTGAAAACAAAAAACAATACGTGGTATGGGATTATGAACGGAAAAGTTTTTTATGGGTCATTTGACAAATACAGGGATAAACTTTGCGAACTTGCGGATAATGAGCCATTGCCTGATAAAGCATACAAACCACGCGCAGTTCTGGAGAAATAAATGCAATACATAAAAGACTCTAATATTTTGAGACCGCCTACACCTAAAGAGATAAAAGACCTCAGGACTGAGACGGGGCTAACAGTGGCGCAAGCCGCTAATTTAATACACAAAACACCACGTTCTTTTCAAAGATGGGAACGGGGAGAAGGGAACATACCTTTAGCTTATTGGGAACTATTTGAGCTAAAGTGCAAAGTTATTAAGATGCGCGAAGGCGCGACAGCATAGATGGAAGATTTCTATGTGCCTACTGAAAAAGAAATACGAGGGCATAGATTACGTTCTCAACTAACACAAGGGCAAGCCGCTAAGTGTTGTTGTGTAGCTCAAGCTACATGGGCTAGATGGGAAAGCGGAAGAAACAAAATGCCCCCCGGATTATGGAAACTATTTTTAATTGAGCTTAAATATAAAAATGATATTGAAGAAGTTGAAGAGGAATTACCTGTTACTTCACTAGATGAAATAACTGAAAATTGGGATAAAGATTATTTAAACCATTTGGAGGGCCATTGATTATGGGAAAAAAAGAAGAGCTACTTAAAATGGACGGCTATAACGATTGCATTGCGGGGAAAGTATCAGGAGCAGGAATGCCGGATAAAATATGTTATGTATATGAAAAAGTTATTAGGAAAAATATGGAGATGGGTATGTCACATGAAGAAGCAGTGGAGTATTTTGAGTATAATCAAATAGGTGCTTACGTGGGAGATCACACTCCATGCTTCATAGAGGATATAGCATTTACAGAAAATGAGACCTAAAGAATACAGATGTATAAAATGTGGCACTTTTTATTATCATGAAATTCGTTATAACGGAGCTCAAAGATACTGCCATAAATGCTATTTACAAAAACGAAGAGTTTACGAACAAAAAAGAATTGATAAATTTAATGCGGTATTAAAATATCGTGGGGATATTAATTGGCCTCACGTCAATAATAAATCTAAAATATTTGAATCGGGGTTATTTGGAATCAATGGAAATATACAAAGACAAAGCACTGATAGTAAACACAAAAAATCCTAATAATATACTATCAAATATACCTAAAAGTAGGGTTTTAAAATCTTATGAAAACGGTGTAACACAGGTCGTAGTTAATTGGGGGATTGATGAGGTAATTGAATTATCTAAATTAGTTAAATTTCCCCCTTCGCCAATTACTAAAGATTATAAATGGCCTGGTATATATAAACCATTTAACCATCAAAAAGAGACAGCCGAATTTTTATCCGCTCACAAACGTGCTTATTGTTTAAGTGAAGCGGGAACAGGTAAAACCTCAGGTGTTATATGGGCCGCTGATTATTTAATGAACAAAGGTAAAATTAGTAGAATGCTAGTTGTGTGTCCTTTATCTATTATGAAAGCCGCATGGGAAACAGATCTGTTTAAAACAGCTATGCACAGAACTGTAGCTATAGCGCATGGGAGCGCGGAAAAAAGAAAAAAGATTCTTGCTCAAAATACAGACATTGTGGTTATAAACTATGATGGAATTGAGATTGTTAGGAAAGAATTAGAAAAAGGTGGGTTTGATTTAATTGTAGTGGACGAAGCTAACTACATTAAGACAGTAACTACAAAGAGATGGAAATCACTTAATAAATTAGTTAATCCTGATACATGGGTGTGGTTGTTAACTGGCACACCCGCGGCGCAATCACCTTTCGATGCATACGGATTAGCTAAGTTGGTTAGCCCTGTTTCTGTACCCCGTTACGCCGGTACATTTAAAGATATGGTCATGCAAAAGGTTGGGCAGTTTAAATGGGTTCCTAGATATAATGCTCAGGATATAGTGTTTAAAACATTACAACCTGCTATTCGCCACACAAAAGAGGAATGCTTAGACTTACCAAACGTGTTGTATACATGCAGAGAAGTGAGTTTAACACCTCAACAAAATAAGTATTATAAAAAGCTTAAAAAAGATATGTACATGCAAGCGGCGGGGGAAGATATAACAGCAGTAAACGCTGGTGTTATGTTGACTAAATTACTACAGGTTAGCGCGGGGTCTATCTATTCAGATGATGGTGAAACTGTAGAGTTTGATATAAAAAATAGGATCACTGCACTTAAAGAGATAATAGAAGAAGCAAGCCATAAGGTGCTAGTGTTTTGCTCATTTAGACATAGTATAGACAGGATTAGAGACGAACTAAGTAACAGTAATATATCTTGTGAACTTATACATGGAGATGTATCCATGAATAAAAGGTCCAAGATATTTGACGATTTTCAAAAAACTCCGGACCCGCAAGTATTAATTATTCAACCTCAAGCTGCTTCTCATGGGGTTACTTTACATGCGGCTAACGTAGTAGTTTTCTGGTCACCTGTGTTGTCAGTAGAAACTTACATACAATGTTGCGCCAGGGTTGACAGAGCAGGGCAACGTAACCCTATGACTGTGGTTCATTTACAGGGCAGCCCCGTAGAGGAACGAATGTATAAAATGCTGCAGGGCAAAATAGATTTACACACACAGCTAGTTAATTTATATAAAGAGGAGATTGGGTGTTGACAATGTAAAGATGTATGCTATGCTTTGATTTTAATCAAAACGAGGTAGATAAAGGTGAATGAAATAATGACGAGTACCAGAAGTGAAGGGTTAAAAACAGTCGTAGAAATGATTGAGATAGAATCCATAACTGGCGATGACATCGAACGGCTGATGAAAGCTGATATTAAAATGCGTGATAAGATAGCTTCTCTTGAAAATAAAATAAAAACAATAAAAGAAGAAAGATCACAAGTTCAAGCTATTCTTATTGAAGCTTGTCGCCATCTCAAATCTGATAGTCTGAAAAATAAAATTGGAACTCTTACCAGAAGAATTAAAAAGCGCTATTGGACTACAGACTGGCCAAGTATGTATAAGTTTATAGAAGAAAAAGGATTGATAGAATTTATGGAAAAAAGGTTAAACCAAACAAATATAAAAGAATATTTAGCTGAACACCCCGATGAATTACCACCAGGGTTACAAAGTTCTGCTGAGTACGCAATCACCATACGCAGGAATAAAAGCTACGAGGAGATAGAAGAATGACACAAGATTTAGATGTATTTCAAAATAAACCTACACAAATGGTTAAAAGTAACAGAGACGATGGATTTTCTCATACTATATCTGGTAACTCTTCTACCAGTAAAAGAATTTCCATACGTAACAACCTGTTTAGATTAATTATTAACGGGGAAGAAATAAGTAAAAGCAATCAACGACATTTAGATGTAGTTATTGTCAATGCTTCTCCTTCTGTGCACAGAATGTTTTATGCTGAAGCATATAAACCTGGGGCTAAGTTATCTCCACCTTCATGTTGGAGTTCTGATGCTCAAGTTCCTGATAAAGATGTGCCAGAAGCGCAACATGCAGACTGTTCCGGTTGCCCACAAAATATAAAAGGTTCAGGACCTAATAATACTAAAGCGTGTAGATTTAGTAGACGCATAGCTGTTGTTATGTCTGATAATTTAGAAGGTGACATATATCAAATGACTTTACCTGCTCAATCTATATTTGGAACTGGTGATGATACTGGTAAGCCACTGAATAAATATGCAGATTATGTAAAGGCTAATGGTGAAGCTGTAGGATCAGTAGTTACACGTATGTCTTTTGATGAAAATTCTTCTAGTACTAAAGTTAAATTCTGGCCTTTAGCTAGATTAACAGACGACGAGTTTGAAATTTCTAAAGGTCAAGGAGCTACTGAAGATGCTCAAAGAGCTATTACCTTAACTGTAGTTAAGAAAGAGCCTGAAGTAGATGAAAAAGATATACCAGAAGCTTTTAGATTAACTCAAAAAGATGAAAGTGATGAAATTGAAGCGGAGAAAAAAGAAACCATTACTGAACCTGTTAAAAAGAAAACGAGTAGAAAAAAGAAAACTAAAACCGAACCAGCTCAACAAGATTTATTTGATAAAGAAAAAACTGAAGAACCTGTACAAGATACAGGGGATGTAAGTCTTGATGATCTAGTATCTGATTGGGAGTAAAAATAGCATGAGAGGTTATTCACAAAAAGTAATTAATGATAATAAAAAAGCTAGGCCTATAACGTCTGGTGTTAAATTAGGTAAACTATGTATTAAACTTATGTACCCTGTAGATAAGGTAGCTAAGAAACTAAAAAAATCTAGGCAATGTGTTTATGATTGGTTTTGTGGTAAGGCTGCCCCTACTAAAATTAATACCGAAAAAATAAACCAGTTAATAGATGAATTAACTGCGCAGTTTAAATAATGCATTCCCATGCATATAAAAGAATTTTTACGACATGTGTGGTCGGAACAAGGGTTTTATTGCGTTGTAGGTAAAGATCAACAAAATATTATTCACCCTAAATTCGTCAAAACTATTGACGAAGTAGAAAGACAAGCGCTCAAACTTTTAAAAGATAAACAAGACGTTTATTTTGCTTGCTCTACGTGGGTTGAACCTACTGATAGAAAAAAACCAAACGCTAAAGAACAACGTGTTTTATGGTTAGATATAGACTGCGGTTACGATGAAAAGAAACGTAAGTGGAAGGATTATCGAACTAAAGAAGATGCGTTAGTAGCTTTAAAAAAGTTTACCGAAGAAACTAAACTTCCCGCGCCTACATTAGTAGATTCCGGGAGGGGTATACATTGCTATTGGTCATTTACTGAGCCTGTAGATAAAGTAGTTTGGCTTCCTGTAGCGCAAGGACTTAAATTCTTATGTGTTAAGCATGACTTCCATGCAGACCCCATGTGCACAGCTGATGTAACTCGTATCTTAAGAATACCCAATACTAAGAACTTTAAAGATATAGATAATCCGCAAGATGTTAAGACTATAAAGATTGGTAAACCAACCCCATTTGAAGACCTTGCATCTATAATTCCTGTTCAAGTAGTAAAAGAGTTTACGCCTAGAAGAGAAGCTGACGCTGCTACAAAAGCATTATTAGGTAACCACTCTTCTAGATTTAGAAAAATAATTGAACGTTGCAAAATAGACGATGGTTGCGCTCAACTAGAATATATTATGACTAAACAGCAGGAAATTGAAGAACCTTTATGGCGATCCGGATTATCTATAGCAGTTCATTGTGAAGATAAGTCAATAGCTATTCATAGTATATCTAAACTCCATTCAGACTATGAATTTGAAAAGACCGAAGAAAAAGCGTATCAAATTCCTGCTCCGCACACGTGTAAACAATTTGAATCATTACGTCCTCCGGGCTGTAAAAATTGCCCACACAAAGGGAAAATTACTTCTCCTATTCAGCTTGGACGTATTATAGCCAGAGCTCGTGGCGCTGATAATATTATTGAAGCTAAAAGTGAAGCTTTAGACGAGATGGTTACTTATCAAGTACCAGAATACCCATACCCTTATTTTCGAGGTAAAAATGGTGGGGTGTACAGAGTCATGCCGGATGATGATGAAGACGGTATTAAAATATATGATTATGATTTTTATCTTGTTGAAAGGTTACACGATCCTAACTTAGGAGAATGTGCATGGTTTAAATTACATCTACCTAAAGATGCCGTTAGAGAGTTTATAGGTAGAACCAGTGAACTGATGACTAAAGACAAAGCAAGACAAATTTTAGTTGATATAGGGGTGATAGCTCATGGTAAGCAAATGGATAGTGTTATTAACTATATTGTTACTGCGATTCAAACACAACAACGTACAAAAGAAGCTTCTCCTATGCATAAGCAATATGGATGGAATCCGGGACCGGTTGAAACTAAAAATAAGATTTTGATTGGCAACAGAGAGATAAGTGCTTTCGGTATTAAATACGTACCTATAGCGGATGAATTGAACGAAGTTAACCCAACTCTACAGAAGCAAGGTAGCTATGAAGAGTGGCAAAAGGCGATAAGTATTTATGAGCGACCTGGAATGGAGCTTAGGGCATTTGGTTTCTTTTGTGCATTCGGTTCACTACTAATGCCTTTCTTTGACTCACGGGAAAAGTCAGCTGTTATTAATCTATATCATCCAGAAACAGGTCAGGGTAAGACTACTATACTTCAGGCAATGACAAGTGTTTATGGTAACCCTGATTTATCCGCTAAGCTTATTCAGTTATGGGGGGATACAGCTAACTCTATCGTGCATAGGATGGGGTATATGAATAATTTACCAGCTGCTGTAGATGAGTTTACAGACGTTAAACCAAGCGAGTTACACACATTCCTTAAGTTTATGGCAACAGGACGTGGTAAAAATAGGTTAACAAGCGGTAGTGTAAACAGAGAAAGGGCTAATGATACTGTGTTCAATCTTATATGTTTAGTCTCTAGTAACACTGATTTTCGTAGTGTTATGTTTTCAGACAGAGCTAAGTCTAGCGGAGAGATGGCACGATTTATTCAACTGCGAATAGAGAAAGATACTACTCTAACTAAAGAAGAAGCTGATACTCATTTTGGTAAATTGTTTGACAACTATGGTCATGCCGGAGAGATATATGCTCAGTATTTAATAGCTAATATAGATAAAGTTAAAAAAGAACTACAACAAACACAAAGAAAAATAGATAAAGAATTAAATATTAAAAGTGAAGATAGAAAATATTCAGCTACTTTAGCTGCTGTTTTTCTAGGGGCTATCATATCTAAAAGTTTAGGTATTCATAACATACCTATTATGCCGGTGTACAAAGCTATAGCTAAAGAATTACGTAGTTCTAAAATAGATTTAAAAGAAAGAGATTTTGATGCATTACAAACACTAGGTAATTTTTTAAATGAGTGTAAGAGTAATACACTTGTTATCAATAGTAAGATTGATTCTAGAGCAGGGGTATCAGAAGCTCCAATACTAAGACCTACACTTGATCTTAAAGTTAGAGTTGAACCAGATACTAATACTATTTACATACCTGTATCCATTATGCGAGAGTATACTAATA